GAGAAAACGGAAGAATATTTCCACAGAGAAGTATTTCCGATGATTAACGCATTCGCCAAAGAATGCAAGGGACACCCTAATCAAAATTATATAGTGAAAGGAATATTTTCAAATGAACAAATATGTAGTAATGACGGGCAGAGATGATGTAGTGGTTTTAAATGCCGACGATAACAAGTCGGTTAAGTCATACATAGCAAAAGGATACGGCATAACAAATCGTATCAAGTCAAAGCACCCGCTTGAAATGAGTGTCGCAAAGATTATCAGTGGAGATAATT